CAGTTGTGGCGCGCCCGAAAGTTAGATCGTCGACCCGGCTGATTCTTCTTGATCGTCATATTCGGATCACCAAACATGACCCGCTTGACCTGATCGCCAGCCGAAACAAACACGACAGACTTCTTGCGTCCATAGCCGGGTTCGCCCTGCCGGATAGGGCGAGGCGAATTCAACGACACGTTTTTCCCGCGATAGACAGCCATGCAACCGAGTATACCCTAATAGGGGGTTAGATTTCGGTGACAAGCCCGCACTCGAACAGGTGCGCCAACGTCGAGATCGGCACCTCTGTTTCCTGACCGGCAGAGAACCGAAGGTGGTACACCCCAACATCAGCCCGCGCTGACCGTAACGCCCGCACCCGCACCTTCTTCCCGCCGGCATCCGTCCACACCCCACCGTCAACGACAGGGCCGGGAGGGAAAACCTGCATGATGCGGCGAGCTGTGTTATCCCACGACAAATGAAGCGTGTTCTCAAACCGTGCTTGCCGTTCCCACAATGGGGGGCGACCATGCTGATAGGCGTCACGCATCGCCTCGATCAGTTCGTCCTGTTTCGGTACGAACCAGTCGCCAACTTCCGTGAAATACTGCATCCCTGCCACCCCATACTCCCAACCCAACTGATAGTCAAACAGCTGGTTGAACATCAAATGTCCGGTGTGGGCGGGGGCGATCACCCTGTTCCCTAGTGCGATGTTCTGTAGTGGGATCAGTCCGAACCCTTCGCCACGGGTAGCGGAAACGAAGCAGTCGGCGGTCGCATAAAAATCCCGTTCTTCCTCCACGCCCATCGTCTTTCTAACCACATGAATATCTGGGCCGAAGTCATACGACTTGGGGTCATCAAGCAGGTCGGGGGTGCATTTGATAAGAAGTTCGCTATCAGGCAGGTTCGCAGCCCGGAACGCCTCAATGATCTGCACGATCCCTTTACGTTTCCAACCTGACCCGCCGGTAATGAACCGAAACTTGTCGTTGTCGCCTACCTCAACAGGATGCCAAATGTTGTGATCGATACCTAAGGGGACGACGGTGATGTTGTCGTGGAACCGGGAGAACAGTTCGGCGTTCCAGTCGCACGGAACCATCAGCAAATCAAACATCCTGATAGATCGCGTATATCTGTCGGGAACATAGGTGGTTTCCCACATGGTCAAACAAGCGGTGCGTTGCCCTTCCCACCAGCCTTTCACCATGTCCGGTGGGATCGCATAGATCGCAGCTTCAGCCCGCAAATCAAACGACACGTGTTTCGCTAATGCGTCACGGATACAACCGACCATACGCCCGTAGCCGACGTGCGGTATATCAACCCCGTCTAGATGATACGAGTTCACACGTGGCCGGACTCAACTTGGAATTCGGTTTTAGCGCGAGCCTCCACATACGCCGACCCATCAATCTTCTTTGGTTGCAGGCCGTCCTTACGCAACCGCTTGTATGCGTCCATGTCCTTGTCCCAACGGCGTTCAGTCTCATTGATCTGATGAGCATGACTGCGCCGGGTAGGCATCGCGTCGGACGACACAGCGATATGGCTGATCTTGCAACCGAAACAGCCTTCAACATCTAGGTTCGGATGGGTTTCTCGATGCTTCACGAAATGTAACTCCCGTAGCCGGCAGCGGTCAAAGCGGATGCTTCGTCAGCGGTGATGTCGTACGAATGACCACCATAATAGGCGATTGCGACCGAATCCCAATCTGACGGATCGTTCTCCGTATACGTGCCGTCAGACAGTTTGAACACGTTACGACCACGTGGTAGCGACTGGTAGTGGCGTAGCAGGTTGTAGGCGCGACGCACCGACGGACTGTTCGGCAGGTTCACATCAAAGTCGGACAACGCATGGAAGTTATCGGTCGGGGGAACAAATGTGGGCATCAGGTCACCGTATATCCTGCCGCTACCAGATCGGCTTTTTCTGCTTCTGAAACGAAATGCTGATGACCGCCATAATAAACCTTGTCAACCAACGTCGGATCGAGAGGGTCGGTGTTGGTGTAGGTGCCGTCGGTTAGACGGAACACGTTACGCGCCCGGTTCCCTCGCGCCAGTTTCGATAGGAACCACGAATCCTTAGACGGATCACGCCGATCAGCCCACGCAAACTGGTCATCTGCCGGCGGTCGGAAAATCAGACTCTTAGACCACACAGCCAACTCCGATCCCAACCCGGAACCGGTTGCCGTGGTCGACAACAATTTCCCGCCGACAGCTGACTGTGTTCCCGTACCGGAACCGGTTGCGGTAACCAGCACCACCCGAACACCCGACGCCACCCCCACGCCGGCACCGCTACCAGAAGCCTCTCTAAGCCTCGTAATAAGCCCTGTGGCGGCCTGCGAACCCTGCCCGCTACCTGACGCCTGCCGATCATTCGTTTTGCTACCAGAAGCCGATTCCGTACCAGTACCCGAACCGGTCGCTGTACGCAACACCGTACGCAACCCAGTACCCGACCCTGTGCCAACACCCGAACCTGTAGCGGTACGAACCACCACACGCAAACCGGACGCCGACTCAGACCCCTGCCCCGAACCAGAACCGGTTGCCTGATGCGTAACAGTCCCCGGAATAATATTCGGGGTGCCGGTACCAGAACCCGTACCAGAACCAGTCGCAGTCCGAGCAACCGTCTTACTACCAACAGCCGACTCCGAACCCGTACCAGAACCAGAAGCCGTAACCGAAACGGTCGCAAACCCAACATAAAACCGTGGGCCACCAGCAAACGCGAAAGTAAAATCTGTGAGCTGATCTAACCGGGAATCAGGCACCCCGGCCCCCTATCAATCGAGGGAAAGCGTCAAAGACGTAATCTGGAAAGTGTCGCCCGCAGTCACCGACGACGACGACGCCAACGCGCCCGTCCACAAACAGTTACCCGCAGTCGAGTTATCCCACAACGACCAATGCGAATACGTTTCCGTCGTACTCACGTTCGTCCACGAAACAGTCGCAGACGAAACAATCGACCCAGACGAAGCCGCCGAAAACGAAACCTGCTGACGAGAAGTATTCGTCGCAGCGTTCGACGTACCAGCCTCACCCGGATCGCCAGTATGCAACTTCAAATACACCGCAGAAGGAACAGTCCACGACGCAGTACCCGTCGCGTGATCCAAAATCTTCAATTCGGCATAGTTCGAAATGCTCATTTCAATCCTTCATTGGCGAAAGGTCGGGGCAGGACACATTGTATCCCACCCCGACCCTTCAGATCGGCGTTGCTCAGGCGAGCGACGAAGCCGACTCGATGCGGCGCAGCGACGCCTCGCGGAACCGCGAGTAGCCACCAAGCCAGTACCAGCCGATGGGCTGCAGACGAGCAAGCGTGTCGGTCACCGGGCCACGAACGATCTTCGGCACAGAGCCGTTACCGTCGGTGATCGAGTGAGCCTTAGCCAAAGCCTGACGGCCCATGATGTGGGTGCAGTACACCTCGATAGTGCCGGTCGAACCGGAACCGTTCGAAGCGTTCTCAAACACCTTCGCACGGGGAGTTTCGATGAAACGGACACCTTCGAAGGCACCGATCTCACCGTTGTAAATCTCCATCGTGTCCTGATACACGTGCGGGTCACGCCACGACGCGGCACCGGTCTCACGACGAAGGTCGTACGACACGTCCGGGTGGATGAAGCCCATGTACAGGCCGTTGAACGAAGCGGCGTTTGCCTTGCGGAGCTGTGCGGTGACCTTGCGAACGTCGTTCGCTTCGATCACGTCAGCAGCGGTGACGCTGGTACGACCGGTCGGGGTGGTGGTTCCACCGCCGCCGTAGATCACGTTGGTTCCACCGGCAAGAACGTCACGGACGATCTGATCGATGGAGTCACCAGCGTTGTATCCAACAACGTTGGCGGCAACGGTGTCCACGTCAAGGAACGAGGTGCCACGAAGCTTAGCGGTCGTGATGACAGCGTTACCGTACTCAGCGAGAGTGACGGTGACCTGCGAATCCGACAACGCGACAGCGGTGACATCGGTCGTTTCCGACAGGGTGCTGGTGGCAGCCGACAGATCGTTGAAGATCGTGAAGGTGACACCCGAACCCGGCATGGACTGGGCGGTGGGCTGAACATCGGCGGCCTGATCGAACAGAAGTTCGCTGCGGAGTGCGAAGTACGCAATCCGGTCAAATGCGACCTGATCGACAGACACCGAACTGGTTTCTGTGTATGCCATTTGGGGGTTTCCTTAGGGTGAGTCCCCCAACCTTGCGGTTAGAGGGAAGCTTGGGCTTGACGCATTTCGGCCAACAGCGACTCAACCTCAGAAGGCGACTTCGCCTTATTGATTCGAGTCACCCAATCCACAGGGGCTTCCCCGGCAGTATTCCCAGAAGCGGCTTGCGTGGTTCGATCCCACGCCTTTGCTTCGGAAGCCACCTGAGCAGCCTTCTGATCTTGGATGATTTGAGCTTCGATTGCTGCCTGCCTGATCGCATCCGGTGTCAGTTCTCCGTCGTAGCCCTTCATAAAGTATTTGGCGACCGGAAGGTTCGGATCAACTCCGGCTTCCACAAACGCCAACTTTCGGGCGGCGGCAGAGGCTTCCTCAGCCTTTGCTTTCAGCGCAGCATTTTCAGCTTCCAGTTGCTTCATCCTCTCGCGAAGAGGGTTACGCCCAGAGTCCTGACTTTCATCGAAGTCCATGCTGTCGTCCATATGTACACTCCTTTGCCCAAGTCACCCACGGAGGCATGGGAGACCGCTGCTTGCTCCCCTTGCGGGGGTTCCTGCCTATTGGCATCGAGTTGAGTATAGCAGAATAGTTGTGCGATGCAACTATTGAAGTCCGGTGACCGTTCCACCCTGTCCAGCGAAACGACCGCCAGCCTCAAACGCGGCTTGCCGTTCACGTTGCCGTTGACGGATACGTTGCTGTGCGGCGGCTGACTGGCCGAAGATGCCGGCGATCTGTTCCTCAACACCGATGGTTGCTTCGGTGGTTCCGGCTAGCGGGTTGAACAGTTCTTGGCTTTGAGCGATGGTCTGGAACCCTTGCTGTGCTTGTTCTTGGGTGACGCCAGCGGTAGCGAGCTGTTCGGCTTGGGTCATCGTCAACTCTTGACCGGCCTGCAACTTCGCTTCGCCGGCGATCTGCGCGGAGCGAGCCTGCCGCAGCAGGTAGGGGGTGGCGCGTTCGGGGTCTAGGAAATAGGCGGCCAGTTCACCGTCTTGTAGTCCGTAGAGTCGACGCATCTGGGTTACCACTTCTGGGTTGGCTTGCGCGACCGCCTGATAACCGTCGTTGATCCGGGCTGATAGTTCGGCGGGTGATACGTCGTTGCCGATGAGGTTGGCTAGATCGTCTGGCTGATCGAACAGGTTGGCGGGGATGGCGGCGGTACGCATCAACTGACGGTACGTGTTTTCCAACCCGATGTACTCTGCTTCTGACGGGACGTTCAGTCCTTTAGCGCGACGCAACTCGATACCTTTGAACCGGTCTTTGTATTCGGTTGTTTGCCGGATGCGACCCAACAGCACGTTCGGATCGATGATGTCCTCCTTGAACACCATGTCCTCCACAAACTTCGATAACGAGGTCAACCCGTACTCAGCCATCAAATTCTGGATAACTGCTTTTGCAGAGGTGCGTTGTTCCTCGCGAACAGCTGCGGCCTGAGCCGCCTGCTGTTCCTGCAAAGCCTTCAAATACTCATCTTGAGATACTTGTTCGGTTGTGGTTGTTGGGGCTGGTGTGCCACCACCCAAACCGCCGAGGTTTAAACCGGGAGGGATATACCTGCCGTCAACAACCGCCCCACCGTTTGACAACTTACGATCAGACCCGCCGACTAACTGGCCCGGGGTATAACTGTCAGGGTTTTCTGTGCTAGTGGACGAACCACCACCACCGCCACCACCGGACGAACCACCCGACGAACCACCCGACAACTCGCCCCGTTGACGTGCCTGCCTTATCTCACGGGCAATATCGCGCGCCGACTCGTTACCTCTAGCCATCATCCAGCTCCAAACAATCGGGCCAACTCGTTAGCCACCTGATACGCCTTCTGCTGCGCCCCATCCGTATACTCATAACCAAACGACGGATTCGTACGCAAATAATCAGCCCACTCACCAAACGACATCTGCATCTGCTGACCCTTACTGTCTTTCATCGTGAACGCCGCAGCCCACTTCGGATCGGTGAAATCCACCTGCGACGAAGGAATCTCCAGAAGGTTAGATGCCACCTGTGCGTATGGGTCAGTCATCTGGTTGAACGTCAACCCTCGATCAAACCCGGACGACAACGACGGATACAGATTCTTAGAGAGGTCACGAACATACGCTTGGAACGACGCCTCATTTTCCTGACCCGAAGCAATCTTCCCAATCCATTGATTCACCGCAGTATCCGACAACGGAACACCATAGTTAGAAGCAATCGCCTTCACCGTCTGACCGTAATAACCCTGACGCAACTGCGACACACCAGACTGCGACCGCATTGCTTCCATACCAATAGCGTTCGTTGTCACCTGATCCGACCAACCGAACTTCAACGAATCTTCAGCCAGTTTGCTAATCGACGCATCATCAATACGAATACCAAGCGTCAACGCCTGATCTCGCAACGAAGCAACCTTGTTATCAATGACGGTTTGCAGGCTGGCTGGATCACGAACCTTTTGTTCTTCCCATGCACGGGCCGAAGCGGTTGTCGTTTTCCACCACGTCGTCTGCTCTAGTTCATACTGGAACTTGTCGTCGCCCCAACCGCCGGACATCGCTTTGCCGATGAGGTCGCGCAGCTCGGGAATGTTCTTGATGACTTCGTAGTAGCCGCCGTATAGTTCGATGGCTGCTTGTTCCCATGCGGGGGGTGTGGTGGGGGTTTGTGATGCGAGCCAAGCGAAGTCGATGCCGGCTGGCAGGACGACTGGCTGACCGGTTGCCGGGTTCGTAACCGTCATTCCGCCACCAGCAGGGGCGGTGCTAGCAGGAGCCTGTGTGCCAGCAGGAGTTTGTGCGCCGGCAGGAGCCTGTGTGCTAGCAGGAGCCTGCGTA